ATGGATTTTACAGGCTCTGGAACAACGCCCCTTAACGCCCCTAGAGGCGCTTCATGGGTGCGGATGTTTCAGACTAGCGGCCAGGATCAAAGAATTACGCGAACAAGGCCACGACATTAAAACCAAGTCACTTATTCTTCCTGACGGCAAGATAGTCGCGCAATATCACCTAGAGGTGCGTAAACATGAAGATGCGCCATCGCCGCAAACAATTTTGGTATTTCCCTGAACTCGGCGTATTTATGAAATCACATAGCCGCAAAGTTAAGTTTTTTAAGGATAAAAAATGAACGATAGGGAGGTGACGAAATGACCGTAATACCGTTAACTCTTGCCGATGCAAACGCATTTACTGTTTTACACCATCGACATAATAAAAAAGTGCAAGGCCACAAATTTAGCATTGGCGCAATACAAGAAATTTATCTTGTTGGCGTGGCAATAGTTGGAAGACCTGTAGCTAGACGTTTAGACGATGGTGCGACGATGGAGGTTACAAGGTTAACTGTATTAGATGAAGCACCAAAGAATACTTGTTCTTTTTTGTACCGGTGCTCTTGGCGTGTTTGGTCTGCAATGGGTGGAAAACGATTGATTACTTACACAAAAGAATCTGAAACAGGATCGTCATTAAAAGGTGCAGGTTTTAAAATTGTTGCCGTATCTCCCGCATGGAAAGAAGGTAAAGGGTGGACGAGCAGAGGTAATCGTGTTTGGCAGCCTGTGCATTCAGAAGGCAAAATTAGATGGGAAATTAACGCACTAGACGAGGTGACGAAATGAACAAGCATACACCAGGACCGTGGCACTTCAGAGCCGCTAGTCAAGAAGGTCAATTTGTTGTCAGAGACCGTGGATCATCCGGGGGGTTTGCAGATATTGCCCGTGTTAAAGGTGACAAACGCTCAACACTCGCTCAAGCCGAGGCAAATGCACGTTTGATTGCCGCGGCACCGGATTTGCTCGACGCATTAGAAACGTATCCAGCTCAAGGCGTTGTGATGACGGATGCAGAAATGTGGGCATGGGTTGATAAAGCGAGATCCGCAATTGATAAAGCGAGGGGATTGTAATGAATACAAGATTACGATATTTGGCTATGGAAGCAAACTTGCCGGCTTGTCACACAACACATTCGATTCCGCTTGCACGGTTTGCAAAGTTAATTCGTGAAGATGTTGTTGAAGACTGTGTTTTTTTTATTAGACAAATGGTGAAAAACGGTTACTTAACTGGGGAGGCTTTAAACCAGTTGGAGAAATCTAAAGGTGAACGTCCTCCTTGGTACAAATATGCTACCGATCAAGAAGTGTTGAATGAAGTAAAACTGAGAAACTTAAATAAGGATGTGACATGAACGATAGAAACGATTTTGAACCATCAGTACGCAACAGCGCCTGGTGGGCATCAGATACACGCCAAGCAGCTAACGGTAAAGCTATTGACCAAATTCTCATCAAGCAAGGTAAGCAAGACGTACCAGACCTCTCAGAGGTTGAGGCCGTGCAGATGGGCCATGTCATGCAGCCAACGATTCTCAGACTTGCTCAGAACGCTATGAAGGTGGAGGTCAAAGATGCTGACTATATGTTGACTCATCCTACTGAAAGTTGGTTTCGCTCTCATTTCGACGGGATTACGGCTGATGGAACAATCCTGGTTGAAGCCAAAAACTACAACGCTGCCACACGCAACAAGTTCGACTTTGAGCAAGGTCGCATCCCGCCAGCCGACTATGCACAGTTGGTTCACGAGGCAGCGGTGCACAACGTCAACAAAGTCTGCTTTGCAGTCTTATTTGGCGGCCAAGAGTTTAAGCACTATGTCTTTGAGATTTCAGAAGCAGAAAAGACTGAACTCATTCAAAAGATGGCCGTTAACTGGAGTCATGTAAAACTAGGCACCTTGCCCACACCTGAAACAGTCGATCAAACTAAACTGGTCTATCCAGTTAGCACCGCTGGCGTGATTACAGCCACGCAGGACGTTGAACACGCCATCGAACAGCTAAAGGTACTCAAAGGCAAAATAAAGGAGCTGGAGACCGTTTACGACGGTTGGGAAGTACAGATTAGAAACTATATGACTGATAACGAAGAAATCAGAAGTATTGATGGCTCGACGTTGGTGAGCTGGAAGAGTTCTAAATCTAGTGCAAAGTTCTCAACAGAGTTGTTCAAGCAAGCAATGCCAGACCTGTACAAGCAGTTTGTCATCGAAGCAGCTGGCTCACGCCGTTTCTTAATTAAATAAGGGGATAAAAATGAAAGACGAACATCAACCAGCATTTCCCACTCAAATATTGAATCAAACATTTGTTGGTATGACGCTGCGTGATTATTTTGCGGCACAGGCAATGATAAACACAGATTTTTTTTATGAAACTGGAAAAAAACCATTAATCGTAGATCAATCTCAGGCTACATGGTGTTATGACATAGCAGACGCAATGATGAAGGCTCGCAAAAATGTTGCAATTGCTGGGGAATCACATGAGTAACATCGTACCGTTTGCAGATATGCAACAGATGGCTAAAGCTATTGCAGATAGCCGATTATTCGGTTTAACAGACATTAATCAGGTGTTAGCACTTGGCATGGTCGCACAGGCTGAAGGCCACGCATTCGCCACCGCGGCTCGTGATTATCACGTTATTCAAGGCCGTCCTGCACTCAAGGCCGATGCCATGATGGCGAGGTTTCAGGCAGCCGGCGGTAAAGTTAACTGGGAGGTATATACAGATGAACGTGTCACCGGGACTTTTAGCCATCCGAATGGTGGAACTCTTAGCGTCACTTGGACTATTGAACAGGCCCGAAGTATTGGACTTGTTAAACCAGGCAGTGGGTGGCAAAAATTTCCACGAGCTATGCTCAGATCACGCTGCATTAGCGAAGGCATTCGATCAGTTTACCCAGGCTCTGTTACCGGATTCTACAGCCCCGAAGAAGTCCAAGACTTTGAACCCGTAAAAACAAAGGATATGGGGCGCATTAAGCCTGAACCAGTACCAACTATCACCAATGATGGTGAAGTCGTGCTAGGGGACGTTTTAGACGCTCCTGAAGCCGATTATGGTGATGTGGCAGCGCCTGAAATACCGCTCTATGTGCCAGGCACCGATAAACCGCACCAATACGTCTTTGACGCTGAAGACTTTATTCGTGAATTCGGTAATTTGTGCGACAGAATCGGGAAATCGAAAAAACTTGAAGGGGGGGAGAAGTTTGAGAAATGTAAGGCGCTCGCCCGTGCCAATCAAGACTTTATTGACAAGATGACTGAAATCCAAAAAACAGTACTTAACCGCATGATCGCAACAGCAGGAGAAACCGTATGACTAGCCACATTCCAACCCCTGGCAAGGGTGTTATCTTCCAAAATTCTAAGAAGACTACAGAGCGGCATCCAGATTGGAAGGGGCAGCTCTTAGTGACCAAAGACTATAAGGTGGGTGACACCGTTAAGTTTACAGGGTGGACTAAGCAATCAGCAGTGGGGCAACTCATTGCTATTGCCGAAGACACGTTCATCCCTGACCCTTTGTGGCGCGAGAAGCTAGAGGCTAAGAAGAAGGAGGAGCACGCGGCCAGCTACCCTCGCGAGGTTAAGCCCTTTAACGATGATGAAGAAATCCCATTCTGATGCGACACGTTCTACGCCTCCCCTACCCGCCTAGTATTAACAACTACTGGATCGCTAGTGGCCATCGCAGGTTTATATCTAAGCGAGGGCGTGACTTTAAACTAGCAGTACAAGAGTATGTTGCACTGCACCAATTGGAATCTTTTGGTGGGGCGGGAGTAGAAGTTGATATTGTCATCAGACCCCGGGATGCACGCTTGATGGATATTGACAACTCTATCAAGCCTATTCTCGATGCGCTGCAAGATGCGGGACTCTTTGACAATGATGCACAGGTGGCCACTGTGACTTGCCATAGAGGCCCTGTCATGAAGGGGGGGGGCGGTTGCATAGTGATCGTCTCCGATGAAATACCACGTACAGAAACAATTTAATCAACAATAAGGGTATATAAATGTCTAGTCCAAAAGTTCTCATCGCCACCCCTATGTATGGTGGCCAGTGCGCGGGTTTTTACACGCAGTCGTTGCTTAACCTCCCTTCTATCTTGAAAGAGGCTGGCATCGAGTCGATGTTTACGTTTATGTTTAATGAATCTCTCATCACCCGTGCGCGTAACGCTCTGGCCTCTGCTTTCCTAAAGTCAGACTGCACACACTTAATGTTTATCGACTCTGACATTGGTTTTAACGCCAACGACATTGTCAAAATGGTTCAGGCCGATAAAAAAGTTATTGGTGGCATCTATCCAAAAAAGGAGATCAACTGGAACACGGTTAAGCGTGCAATGGATAACGGTGTTGAGAACAATATGCTCAAACACTTTACTGGCAGCTTTGTCGTCAACCTGGTGAACTATGCAACAGAGGTGACGGTGCCTGTTGACCAGCCTGTGGAGATCATGAACGCCGGCACAGGTTACTTGCTCATTAAGCGCGAGGTGTTTACAGAACTAGAGCCTCAT